CACGATTCCCAAAGAAATCCAAAAAGCCCCCGTAGAGGCAAATTGGAGAAAAACTTTCGATCTTCACCTTTATTCACCATCTACAAGAGACAGAGGAAAAACTGTGTAAAAAACTCGCTTTTAAAAAATAGACGAGATAAATTATACCACCGTGCGATATAGTTTATTTTATACGTAAAAGTACTACGGGGTCGCCGAAGGCGGATCCGAGTAGTACAATATGGGAGCATTCAGAAAATAAAAGAAATTAAAATCTGGACCCATATTATAATAAATAGTTATGTAGGAAAGATTAGCGTTCTTTCCAGACGCTGCTGGATTCAGACGACATATGACTCTAAAAGAGTCATATCGTGTTTCCAAATCTGTATAACCGATACCAGGAGCCAAAGTAGGCACCATACGGAATCGAGAGTACATAGGAATATTGGCAGATAAACCCGCCTGAGTTTTCTGATTAGTGATAGCCATTCCTGTCATTCCTGACTCCTCATCATTATCTACAGAATGTAGATTGAGTACGGAATCATTAACACCAGTAGCGACATTATCATTTCGAGAATACTCACTAGTAGTTAGAGCCCTATGAGATCTAACAATAGATAAACTATCTACTAATTCAGGAGAGGAAGCATTAACATGATAAGTAACGCTACCCCTCATGCCCAAAAACATAGGTGCTAACCATGAATAGGCACTCTGATTTAGGTAGTTATATCTAGGACTACCAGTGAGATTGGTAACATGAAAACCAGATGGATCAAAACCAGGCACAAGTGGTAATCTAGGCAAATTAAAATTTGCATATTTAATCAAACTTGTGGTGTCACTAGAAAAACCAGCTTTAATATATTCTGTGGTTCTATGAAGCAATGGTCGCAAAGAGATGTGATCTTCGCCCATAGTCACTAAAGATAATGCTGAAACTTTTGTCTCAATAGATATCTGAGCAGTGTCTAGTTTCTCAACTGATGATTGAGGTCTCCAGGCTGTTCCATATTTATTGATTTGGATGGGATCATTAAACTTCAAATTTGGGCAACCTCGAACAAACACCATTATATCAATGTTTGCTCCAGTTGCAGGTCCAGTGACTTGTGTCAAGACATTCATCACGATAGAACCATTAGAGAAGGCAATGACTCCACCAGAAGTAACATCAGGACCACCTAAAGTGGTACCGTCAGTTTTGAAAACTTCGCCATCGGTAGGTAAGATTGTCTTACACTGTAACCATGGGTCAGCTTGGTTGTATGGAACAGTAAAAACAAACTCATCTGATTGAGTAAAATCCCAAATTGCTGCATGTGTTTGCGTAGGATAATTTCCAGTACAATTGTTCTCAATTGGATCCCAAGAAATCATCACTCGTCCAGCATGATACCTAGTTTTGTTAGCCACGAATCTGAAGGATATATCACCTCTCCAGAATCTAAACAATTGACTAACATGCATCATAGGAGGACAATAATGTTTCTTGTAATCACGAGAGTTAATACTCTCAGTAACTATTCGAGAAAGAGCAGGTAGCACCAAAGAAGTGAATAGAATAGTACCAACTGCTTGTGACTCAGCACAAGTTACTGTCTTCAAGTAGGATTCACGCGTAACAATGTCTTCAATAGATAATTCATCAGAACCGTCTAATCCGACAGTGCGCGAATCGACACACAATTCATTCTTAGGATCAACTGACAATTTTTCAACAGGTGTGGAGATACTTGGTGAAGAAAAAGCAGGAAAAGGTTGATTTTTAACAGGTTCAGTATTAGCCACGTTAGGAACATTTGTCCACCCGAAATAATCGGCAACACCAGCCACACATGATGCAGCAGTAGCAGTAGCTGTAGCAAATGGTCCTACTACAGGAACACTAGAAACTACATTTGCCGCATCAGCAAGAGCAGAGGCAGTTGCGGAAATGACACCTTTACCATACTCGTCCTTGAAACCGTTGTTTACCTGATGAAGTATACTAACAGCATCACTAGATGAAGAATTACTATTTGAAGTTTTAATAATTTTTGACTTAGCCTTGCCGGGATATGCCCGAGATCTCGATACCTTATCTGAAGATTTAAGAGGCTTAATAGAAGATTGGGGAACAGTTGTAGAACCAGATAAAACAACATCGGTAGCCATAGCCCATACGATAACTTGTACATCAGCTCCACTAACGGAGTTGGCATTCTTAAGAACCGTAGGGCTCAAAATATCTAGTTGTCCCATCTTAGTAAGTTGATCATGATCGCCCAAAGTAATCCAATTTCTATGATAAACAAATGGTAATTCCATATCACCACCTTGCGAATCAGCAGCATTGATCCAAAAGGATGGACGCTGTGAAAGGACTACAGTCTCTACTTCATCTCCCGAAAAACTAGCAGATTCAGGTCCCCAATCTGGGAGCGGTCTATATGCAACAAGTGCCCTACCAAAATAAAATGGAGAGGCATTTATCTGAACATGGATTTTCAATTTACATCGCATAAATGCAAATGTCTGGGTTTTATCCCTAATAGTAGCATAATTGAAAAAAGAATACCATGGATTCAGAGTTTGATACAGTTTAGAACCCTCAGACCAGGAATATGAGGCTATCTTGACAGGGCGTTGCAAAAAACAGGCCAAATCAGTATCTGTCGTATGGCCATCCATGAACGTTTCATCCATGAGTGGAGCATATGACAAAGATGTTCCGGGTACTTGATTATGAAAAACAACATTTTCATTTTTCTCATACTCGGGTTGCAGGCTTGCGCCTGTCAGTGATGCATGTTTCGCGGCATCACTCGCGATATTTTGATCATTTGTTTCAGCAGGAGAAAAATACAAAATAACGACTCTCCCAAGACGATATTCCGCTACGACATTATTTTAGGTTCAGCCAAACCTTTCCCTAAATAGGGACTTTGAGGGTTGCTCTGGCGGAATTCATGTGTGATCCAAACATTCTATTATAGTAGGCGTAAAAACTGTAATAGAAGGTAGTAACTATACACACATGGTTGATTTTGGTTTTACAATTGGACTGCACAACTTTAGCCCAGGCCTGCCATAGGGCAGACTATAGATTTTCGGAGGCCTCTTTCCAGCGTTCAACTAAATCGTTGAATGTTGGAAGAGGTCTCACTAGGTACTGTTGTAAATCATGATCAATAATCATCTGCGAGAAAAGATCTCTCTTTTGCTCAAATGTTGACCTTCCATAGTTGAAATACTCCTGAAGTGCACTATCAATAATAGCACACATTTGTACTTCATGTATGACCACTTTACTTCGCACACACACTGTTAACATTTTCTCAATAGAGTCATGATTTAAGGGGCATAAATAGTCTTCAACATCCTTATCCCATCTCCAAGACCTTTTAAGAAACTCACATTTCTTTATAGGTAGATAAGGAATAGATTCTGCTTTCTTATCAGCCATAGTATATACAATATCACACTCTCCTAAAACTTCAGAGATCGCAGTGTGATTAAACCACTTACATCTGCTATGGACTCCCATGATATTATCATCGCCATATGTTAAAAGCGCAACATTTTTCCGGAAATCTTGGGCAGAGCCTTTTCCCGACAATAATGCATATGCATACCTCATATATAGGCAATTAACCAAACCATTTATGATTACAGTCAAAGGCCAACCAGAAGGATTGGAACCATAAAATTCAACTAAATCACCATTAAAGTCAGTCAAAGGAAACCTCACATCTGCACTAATACAATGGACAGCAAGCAAATCCTCATCTGAGTAATTACCAGAAGCCTTCAAAATATGTGAAATGACCTTAAATGCCGCTTCCATAATTTGAGCACTCATACGTTTATCAAATGCTTTAAAATCTCCTGCTATCATTCGCTTGTCACCAAATTGTGTCAGAAAATTTCTTAACTGACCCCACTCCTTAGACTGGCAAACAGTACCAGGACACGACTCAAAAATATACTTGTTATTTTGAACAAGCCGTACGAAAGATAAAAGATACATTCTAACAACAATGGAAAAATCCACAGGAGCTGATGAGAATACTCTAGTTTTACCCTTTTCCCTCTTTGAAAGAGAAACGGCTTCATCTTTTAAACAAGCGTTATATATAGGATATGCTCGCTTACCAGTAGCATATGTCTCAAGAATTTTATCTATTCGGCGGTTAATTTCATCATTGAATTCAACAGGATCTGGATGAAGATCCGAAGCTGGTAATTTATTTAAATAATTATTTTTCGGTTTCCTATAGGGCAGTCCCATAGATGAGTTCCGATTTATACCATCCACATATGCAACACCTGGAGAACCATTTACCGCTGTGAATCTATCATACTTATGAACAGTCTTCACATCCTCCAGCGAAAGATTGGAC